CTGAGGCGCTAGATCAGGCTCAAACCCTCCTAGTGGCTCGCAAGGATACAACTGATCGAATTGATTCGATGACTATAAACCTCGATGATGCTGCTGCTACCTCTAAAATTGTTGCAGGACTAAACCTAGAAATCTTTGATTTAGTTAATGTAACAAAAACAGTTCCAGGTGGTTCTACTATCACCAAGGAACTATTTGTTCAAGGCCTTCAACACGATATTACCAATAATATATTCACCACAAAAATACTAACCGCAGAACCCCTAATTCAAGCCTTTATCCTAGATAGCACCACCTCACAGGGTAAACTTGGTTCTGGTATTCTAAGTTACTGATTAAGGAGCATAATGGCAAAACAAACCTTTACCACTGGGCAGGTTCTTACAGCAGCCCAGATGACTAGCCTCCAGGCGACTTCTATGGGGGGCGGTTCACCTAGCGTTAAAACCACATCTTATGTATTAGTTGCTGCCGATGCTGGCACTGTAATACAAATGAACAGCGCAAGTAGCACAACAATTACAGTAAATACATCACTGTTTAGTGCAGGCGATAGTGTACAAATCCAAAACATTGGTAGTGGCACAATGACTATAACCGCTGGTACTGCAACTGTTAATAGTGCAGGTAGTTTAGCCGTATCTCAATATGATGGTGGATTTTTATATTTCAGTTCTGCTAGTTCTGCTATTTGGTTTGATTATACTCAGCCAGGCACTACCTCACCATTGACTACTAAGGGTGATCTTTACACACGCACCTCTAGTGCCGATAGTCGCCTCCCAGTGGGCGCAAACGGCACCACACTCGTAGCGGATAGTGCGGAAGCAACTGGATTAAAGTGGGCTACACCTGCTGGTGGCGGAAAAGTTTTGCAGGTTGTATCTGCAACAACAACAACTGCAACTACAATTAACACCACTACGTTAACCGATACTACTTTGACAGCATCAATTACACCATCATTGGCAACAAGTAAAATTTTAGTTTTGACTCAACAACACATTGCTACTACAAGGTCAAATGCTTATATGTCACAAGTTAAAGGTGCATTATTAAGAGGTAGTACTAAAATTGTTGATTATTCTGCTAGTGCTGGTTATGGTAAATATATTATGTATATTGAGGCTATTGGTGTATCTTCAGGCGCACACGTTGTTGTTCAAAATTACAATTATTTAGATTCACCTGCAACAACATCATCAACAACATATAAAACTCAACTTGCTTTGGATTCAACATCTGCAAGTGCAACTTTAACAGCCCAAGCAGATTCAGTTGTATCTTCAATTATTTTAATGGAAATAGGTGCGTAATGGAACATATTGATAAAGTCAAAGCAATACAATTTATTAGACCAAACGCTCAATTTATTATGCAAGATGATGTGGTTGAGTGGTTAGATACTACGCAAACAGAGCCAACAGATAAAGAAATTGCAGATGGTTTAATTGCTTACCAAGCGGCAAAACAAGCCGAAGCCGAAGCGAAGGCTCAAGCCAAAGCAACAGCACAGGCTAAATTGGCTGCGCTTGGGCTTACAATTTCTGACTTGGCAGCACTAGGACTTTAAGCACAATCTCAGAGGATTGTGCAAAAGGGGATTATTCTCGTATAAATACGATTGTGCCTAGACAAAGAACAATCCCTAGGACTAGGATCAATTTTTACTATGGAACAAATACCACTAGAAACGATTAAAGAAAAACTCAAGAATAGATACGAAAGCCAAGGCTTCTCAGAGGCTCTATTCAGAAATGATTTTAGTTTATTGCTGCGCCTTGGGGTTCATCCCCAGGTTGCCACTGTTGAGGATTTGCAACGGCTAGTTATGAGCGTTAAGGCAACCTCCACCAAAGGAACCTACGCTGCAAGAATCCGCAGCATATTTAAGGCAATGCGCAAAATGGGTGTAATAGATAATCAGGCCGATCTTGATCTGCCAGCCGTTCGCAAGAGCAGGGGGCTACCGCATCCGCTAACGCCAGGCGAAGCCGAGTTAGTGATGACCAAGGCAGAACTACCAATGCGAGATTGGTTCATAATCGGCTGCAAAGCAGGATTGCGAGCAATGGAGGTTGCTAACCTTCGTGGCGTTGATTTAGAAAAAGGCGATGGCGGTTATATCTTGCGAGTTGCAGGAAAAGGTGGCACTGATTTATCTATACCTGTTGCAGATATTGTGGCACAAACAATTTTAAAGCACGAAACATCAGGAAAGATTTGGAGCGTTACTCCAAACAAACTTAGCAAGATGTGTTCTATGGAAATGAAAATCTTAGGCATAAGGCGAAAAACCTTTCACGCTTGCAGGCATTATTTTGCTACCAATATGTTAGAACGATCAAATGGTGATTTACTTGCAGTTCGTGATTTGATGAGGCACTCATCAGTTGCTACCACTCAGGTTTATACCCAACTTGCTACTGGTAGAACTAGATCGTTGGTTAATTTATTGTAACAATATAGGGGTTTATTTAAGGAGAAAAATGCCTATTAGTTCAAGCCAGGTAACAGTTACCACTAGCCCCACCTTATTAGTATCAGGAGATGGTGTTGCAGAAGGTGTTTACCTTCATTCAAAGCATACAGTCTATCTTGGCGGATCAGATGTAACTTCAAGCACTGGTTATCAAATGGATAATGGTGATAAATTAACAATTAATAATCACGAATCTCCTATTTATGCTATTGCAGGAGCAGGAAGTGGAACAATGCAAGTGTTAGTAGTTACCAAATGACCGCTAACGAATGGGCTGCAATTTGTGTTGCGGTAGGAACATTAATTGGATTTTTAGTAACAGGAGTTCGATTTTTAGTTAAGAGTTATCTATCTGAACTTAAGCCTAATGGTGGAAATTCGGTTCGGGATCGCATTGATAGTATTACAAATCAAGTTGATCGGCTAGAAATTAGGATTGATGAAATTTACAGATTGTTAGTTAAAAAGAAATAGGGGAAAATGAGTAAAGTAGTTGAAGTAGCAAAAGCACAAATAGGCTATAAAGAGGCTGCCAATAATGAAACAATCTTTGGTAAATGGTATGGCGCAAATAACCAACCTTGGTGTGCTACCTTCGTTTCTTGGTGTTTTAATGAGGCTGGTTTAATATCTAAAATTGCCGCCCAAAGTAAAAAAGGATTTGCCTCCTGCGATGCAGGTTTAAAATGGTTTTCTAAAAACAATAAAATAATCCCAATAGGCCAAGCCCAGGCAGGGGATATTGCCTTCTTTCAATTTGATAATGATGCTGAGCCTGATCATGTCGGGATCGTAAAGTGGAACAACACTGCGCTAAAATACCTCCAAGTTATTGAGGGTAACACCTCAAGTGGTAATGTAGGAAGCCAATCAAATGGAGATGGTGTGTTTTTAAGGAAACGCTCCTACTCCCTAATAATGGGTGTAGTTCGCCCTTAAAGGATGAATATGAAAGACCTAATCGCTAAACTAAAAAGCCCTAAAACAATTGCTGCTTTTAAATCTTATGCAAGAGCAGTTCTAGCCTCAGCCGTAACAATGGGAATTGCACTCGCTGCTGATCTCGCTCCTCAATATGCAATCTTAATTGGTTCACTTGCAGCCCCACTAGCAAAATGGGCAGATAAAACTGAGCAAGAATTTGGACTAGGTTCAAAGTAATTTATGAATCGGGGGAAAATTTTAGATGAAGCCAAGAGGCTCACGCACACCGATAGACAAAATGATTATGGAACGCCTGCTATTAACTTTGATCGTATTAGCAGGCTTCTATCTGCTTATCTTGATCGCGAGATAACACCAGAGCAAGGCGCTATGATTTGCGCACTAATTAAAGTAGCAAGATCAATGGAAACCTATAAGGCAGATAATTACATTGATGGCGCTGCTTATTTTGCCATAGCAGGGGAGTTGGCAAATGGTAAAAACTGATCTAATAGTTATTATTCCAACTAGGGGGCGGCCTGATAATGCTGTTGCTTTAGAGCAAGCATTTGTAGATACAAATACAACGGCTAAAAGAGTTTATGTTGTAGATTTTAGCGATGAAACTCGCAGTGAATACTCTTTAAAACTACCGCTTGAATCTGTAATTATGATTCATAATGAAACCAAAGGGATGGCTTACCCTCTAAATTATGCAGCGCGAGAATTTCTAGGTGAGTTTGATAACTTTGCATTTATGGGAGATGACCACCGCCCAAGAACTGCTAATTGGGATCAATTATTTGTTGAGCAACTTTATTCAGGCTCAGATATTGTTTATGGAAATGATTTATTCCAAGGCGCAGCGCTACCAACTGCCGTTGCTATGTCTAGTCAAATTGTAAAAGAATTAGGCGGAATGGTTCCTGATACTCAGCGCCATTTATACCTAGATAATTTCTGGCTAAAATTAGGACAAGATTTAGGCAAGATCAAATATATGCCTGAAGTAATAATTGAACACTGCCACGCCTTTAATGGCAAAGCGCCGATGGATGAGAATTATGCCAGGGTAAATGCACCTGAAATTTACTCAGCCGATAAAATAGCCTTTGATAATTATATTGCTAGCGATAGATATAAAACCCTACTTTCTAAAATCAAATGAAAATCCTAATTACAGGCGATCAAGGATTTGTAGGTAGAGCATTTTACCGAGCCTTAGATACTAAAAATAATGAAGTAGTTGGCTTTGATATTAAAGCAGGCATAGATGCTCGCAAATTCTTTGCAGCCGATGATACTTATTTTGATGTAGTAATTCACTTAGCCGCCGTTGTCGGAGGCCGCGCCACCATTGAAGGTAATCCTTTGGCGGTTGCCACTGACTTGGCGATTGATTCAGACCTTTTTCAATGGGCGCTTAGAACTCGCCCTGGGCGAATAGTTTATTTCTCATCCTCTGCTGCTTATCCAATAATGTTGCAGAAGGCAAGGTTTAAAGCAATCCTTTCTGAGCAAGATATAAATTTAGAACACATTAGAACTCCTGATCAAACTTATGGTTGGAGTAAATTAACTGGCGAACTTCTTGCGCAGTATGCAAGAGATGAAGGCTTGAAGGTAACAATCCTTCGCCCATTTTCAGGATACGGCAGCGATCAATCTTTAGATTATCCATTCCCATCTTTTGTTGCTAGGGCTAGGGCTAAAGCATCACCATTTAAAATATGGGGATCAGGTTTGCAAGTAAGAGATTTTGTACATATTGATGATGTAGTTGAAGCAACTTTTGCAGCCGTAATAAATGGCGTAGAGGTTATGAATATTTGCTCTGGTAGGGCAACTTCTTTTATTGAGTTAGCAGAAATGATGATGTTGGCAGCAGGATATTTAGCGCCGATAGAAACTGATCCAACCGCACCTGTTGGTGTTGAGTATCGTGTTGGTAATCCAAGATTTATGAATATGATTTATGAACCAAAGATTTCTTTGGAGCAGGGCATAGCGCTAGCACTAGCCCAATAAATAACCCCTACCTCGCAATCATCGGCGAGATAGGGGTTTTTTGTGTTTGTTACTTGAGAAATCAAGCACCTACTGATCTTGCGCATTTTTCACAAACATAACCAACTATACCTGCTTGAACTATTGTTTTACTTAAAATTAAATCTAGGCTGCAATCTTTTCCGCAGTAAGTTAAATCGCCGTTTTGAATGTGAGCAAATTTTGCTTTACGCAAATCAACAGTTTCAATATCTTTAGAGATTGTAATAACTTTATTCATAATTAGTTACCTACCTTCCAAGTGTAATCGTGTGCATTATATTTGTGAGCCTCAACTTCTCTTACAACACAAGCCTTGATTGCTCCACCAGTTTTTGATTCCCAACCGCAAGAACATTTAACATCCCAAGCATTGTGAATGAAACCTTTGTTGTTGCGCATTTTTGAACCATCGTGCAAAACTGCGAACCATTGAATTGTTACCTTATCGGTTGTTGGTACTAACTTCATTTTCTTGCCTTCCTTTTTGTGGGCTACCTTTTGTATCCCTATGGCATAAGTGTATAGACACCTGACTAGACAAGTCAAGTACCTAGCCAAGCAAATCCTTCGGCGTGTCTATCCCTGCCACCGCACGCTTGGCCTGGCTCCGATACCCCCAATTTAGCGCCCAGGAAGGCACAGGGCGCAGGGGGCGCTGGCGGCTGAGGCAGGCAGCGCCAAAGGCAACCCAACCCCCCATAAAGCCTAGGATTGCCCAAGGCAGGGGCCGCCTGCCCTTGCCGATTGCCACCAGCGCCGTTAATACCGCCCAAAGGATTCTCACTTGATGTAATCCTTTAAGTAATCGTTAATTACCTCAGAGGCGTTCTTGCCCTCGGCTGCTGCCTTGATTCTAACTTTATTCCAAATCGCATCTGCAATTCGAACTGATCTTTGTGGTTTGGTAGCCATTACTCTCCTAATAGTGTTTTTAGATGCGGATTTAAAACTTTCATACTGGTATAGATAGCCCTGCTCATTTCATCAGGATCACCGCTATTACTAGCAGTAGCCAAAACTTCGGCAGAGGCTAACATATCCATTTGCATTTCTATAAATAATGCTTTCATTGCAGCCATATTTTTTCACCTCCCTGCCATCAATATATTGGAATGTAAAAGATCGCACTTTGGACAAACTAGGCATTGGAACTGCTCGCCATTATCGTATTCATACCAGCGCCGAGTTAATTTCTCTGCTGGCTTCTCGCACATTTGGCAGTTGCTCATTGTTGTTTCCCATCGTATTTATGATCGGTAAGTAGCACCCAACCAAATGATTCATCGGCTGATATTTGATAAGGAATGTTCTCATCTATAAAAAACATTCTTGCTAGAACTATTTGTGAATAAGAATCAAACCAGTAAGCCTGCTTCCAATCAAAGGAAACATCTGCATCGAATCTATCACTTTGTACTTGCCAATCTTTACCCCAGGCCATTGATGTATCCCAAAGGCGATTAAAATCTTTCTCTGTTATTTTCATTACTTACCTTCCTTTAAGTAGCACTTATCCATTGAGCCAAAGCAGTAGCCGTCGGCGGTGTAGTTAATATGAGTTGCCAAGAAATAAATCAAGGCCAGCGTTAGTAGCCAGAAAGTTACTCTGGCTACTTTGCGAACTGCGTAATATCTTTTAGAGCGTTGCATTAGTTTGCACCCATTGTGTGTTTTTGAACTTTTAGTTGGTGTGCTTTTTGACTATTAGAATTTGTTACAATTACTACTCCGCAAGAGCAAGGTGTTCTCCAGCCAATAGTTTTTGTGTTCTCACCTGTTTTGTGATTAGTTGCTAAAACTCGGTGAGATGAAAAGTAAATTTCGGCTTCGTGTTTCATAATTAATTACTTACCTTCCAGGTGTAATTGTGATCCTGTGTTTTGTGATACCAAACTTCATCTGCTATCCAACTGCGAGTTGCTCCACCAGTGCGAGTTTTCCAACCGCAAGAACATTCAACATCGTAAGCCAAACCGCTTTGATGACTTGCATTGTGAGGAATTTTATTATTGCCTGAATAAACAAACCACTTGATTGTTACTTTCTGATCTGTTGCTATTAACTTCATTTTCTTGCCTTCCTTTTGTGGGCTACCTGGTGTATCCCAATAAGATAAATGTATAGACACTTGGCTATCTAGTCAAGTACCCCTAATCCCAGCCCTCGGCGTGTCGCGACACTTTACCCTTCCAATGTCGGTGATCTATGCGACACTTATGCCCACGCCCAATCCTGGGCGCTAAAGGGGGGTAGGAAATGGAAATAGCAGTTATGGCAGGTGCAGCAGCGTTAGCCCTAGTTGGGGCCTACTTTGCCACAATCCTAACCAATGGCAGTGATGATTGGGCAGGGCAGGTAAAGAAGGCACAGCGCAGCCGCGCCAAGATGAAAAAGGCATTAGAAAAATGAGTACAACTTGGAGCGATGTTTTTAAGATTTTTGTTGGCAATGACGGCTCTTACAATCTCTACTTAGAGGAGCAAGAAGCCTGCGTTGATTTAATAGAAAACATTAGCGATGAGATTGAAATTAGCGATTTTGCGGAAATGAAAGCCGCATCTCGCGCTAATTTGCGTGATGATAAAGCAACCTTGCGTTTAGATAATATTCGCAACAATCTGCCACCTATGGCATTAAAAATTGCAAAACTTAGTGAGCGCGAGTTATTAGATTTGGCTCAAGAGATAATTCAAGTGGTGCAAGATAAAAATAAAGTTAGATTGGAGATTGTGAAGTAATTGGCAAATCCAAATGGTAGGAAAGGTGCTGCTTTTGAAACAGCAGTTCTAAAATTCTTTCGCTCTGCTGGTGTCTTGGCGGAGCGTCTGACCAAGGCAGGCGCGAGAGATGAAGGCGATTTAGTTGTTGTTATCTCAGGTTCTACCTATATTTTAGAACTTAAGAATCGAAAGAAGTTAGACCTGCCTACCTTTTGGGATGAGGCTGTTACTGAGGCTGAGAATTATGCCAGAGCCAGAAATTTAGATTACATTCCGCCTGCTTATGTAATTGTAAAACGGCGTAATGCTGGCATAGAAAAATCCTGGGTGGTGCAGGACTTGGATCAATGGCTAAGTGAGAAATGAGTTCAATTGATTTCATATCTGATTCCCCTAAATTTTCAAATGCTTTATGCGCAAATTTGCAAGATAAAGATTATTTTTTCCCTGATGGAAAAATCACTGAGGCAGAGCGCCTCCCAGAGTTGCAATCAATTTGTAACGGCTGCATACATAGAGAGGAATGCTTGGAATACGCGATAAAGGAGAGAATCCAATTCGGCATTTGGGGTGGAACTACTGGCGAGATGCGTAGGAGATTATTTAAAAAACAATCTCTGTTCGTGGAACGCAAGGGTAAAGCCAAAATTGTTCGGAAAATGCACGATGAAGGAAACACTCCTCAACACATAGCATCATTTCTGCAAGTGAATCTACCTTATGTAAAAGAGATGATTCGTAGGTATGAAAAGATGAAAATGAAAGGAGCAATCCAATCAAACCTGAATATAGAAAAGTTAGTCAAAGAATTGCACTTATCATCGGGGTTAGTGCAATGACTTCTTTATTAGTTCAAGCAATTTCACCAGATCGAGTAAGCCCTCTTACTCCTGCTCCTACAACACTAATAAGTGAGGTAGATGCTAGAGAACTGGCAAAAGAACTGCTAAATGATAAAGATTTTAAATGTTGGGATCAACTAATGCGAAAAGAAAGCAATTGGAATGATCATAAAAATCCAGTTAGTTCAGCCGAGGGAATAGGCCAACTACTAGATGGCACAATGGAGAATCTAGGGATGAAACGCTCTGATGCTCCAGCAGCACAAATGGTTGCAGCCCTTGCCTATCTTGGGCGGCATTATGGTTCTGGTGGTGCCTGCACCGCTTGGAAACATTGGCAAAAGCACAAATACTGGTAAATAAATAAGGGGGTAGTAATGAGTGTAGAAATAGAAAAAGGTGTTGCTGATCTTGATAGCAACACCGCTGCTTGGCTAGAGAACTATAAAGGCGCTCTAGCCAAGATTAAAGAATGGCAAGAGGTAGCCGATGTTGCTAGGTCGCACATCGAAACCTCATTAGGTGATTGTGAAGTTGGAATGTATCAAAATCGCCCAGTTGTTCGCTGGAGTTTTGTAGAAACTCGCCGTTTTGATGTAAAGCGTGCTAAGGAAATATTACCTCAGCAAGTTTTAGACACTTTAGAAGTTATTTCAAACTCTCGGCGTTTCACGATAGTTGAGGCAGATAATGAGTAGTACAATCATCCCAAGCCCACTTTTTGATCCACCGCCATTTAATCCAGCCGTACCTGATGAATACGATGAAGATGAGGATGATGAATAATTTAGTAGCACCAAATAAACCAAGCAAGCAAATGGCATTGGATATCGCAAAAATAATAACCGATGCTGGCACTTGGACTCCGAGAGCAAAGCAAGCATCTATTGGCCCTTCTGAAATTGGCCACGAATGTTTGCGCCGTCTTGCGTATAAATTAATTGATATTCCAAAAGTAAATGAAGGCACAGGCGGTAATTGGGTTGCGCAAGTTGGAACTGCAATTCACGCTCACCTAGCGGATATATTTGAAAAAATAGATGGTTTTAAAGTAGAGCAAAAGGTAACTATCAGAGGCGGCCTTGCAGGAACAGTTGATTTATACGATGAGGTTCGTGGAATTGTGATGGATTGGAAAACCACTGGCGCATCAGGATTAAAGGAACGCCGAAGTAGTGGTGCAACTAGCCAGCAACAAATACAGGTGCAACTCTACGGCTACGGCTTAGCACAGCAAGGATTATTAGTAAATAAAGTTGCACTTATATATTTACCAACATCAGGATCAATAGATGAAATGCACATAGAACTTTATGATTACGATGAGCAGGTTGCACTAGCAGCCTTAGAAAGATTAGATAACTTATATGCGCTGCTCACTTCAATAGATGTTGAGCAGTTTCCGTCAATGTGGGCAGTGATTCCAAAGGTGAGCAGCCGCCTTTGTAATTACTGCCCATATTTCCAACCATTTAGTAAAGATGAATCAGTTGCTTGCGCAGGCGATACATTATGAGCCTAGATGAAGCCACCATAAATGATTTAAAAAAGTTGAAAGAGGAGTTAGAGTCAAATCTAATTCACCAACAACAAATGCAAGACCCAATCCAAACAACTAACCAAACAGAAAAGGGGGAATGAGAATGACCTTCTCACCACCATCAGTAAGTGAAAACGGCCCAAAGGTTGCAGACCTAGCAGGTCAATTACTAATCATAACTCCAACAGAGTATAAAACAGGCATCAAAACAATTCACGGCGATGCCGAGGCGGTAGAGGTATCTTTAGTAAATTTAGATACTAACAAAACTTACGATAGCGTTTTATTCTTTAATGTTGCGCTGCGCTCTGCTCTTAAAACTAAGATCGGACAAAAGGTTCTAGCCAGAATTGGGCAGGGAACTGCTAAGCCAGGTAAATCTGCGCCTTGGATATTATTAGATGCAACTACTGATGCTGCTGCTCTTGCAAAAGCAAATGCTTATTTAACAACAGCCAGCGCTCCTGCCCCTGCGGTAGCAGCGGCGGTGCCTGCGGCGAATGGCACAATTACTCCTGAAGTTGCTGCGCTCCTAGCACAATTAGGCGCTAAACAATAAATAATTCTTGGCGGTTTTAACCTTCCTTTTAATCGCCAAGATAGCAAGCGCCTGGTGGCTTTCCTGGGGGAAAAGTTGGTTCGATTCCAACGCTTGCACTTCCAAAAATTAGATTAAGGAGCGCAAATGGAAACAACTGAGGCTGGCTTTGATGAAACTTGGATAGTTGATGATGATTTAAGAATTAAAATAACACCATTCGTATCTTTAAGGGGGAGGTTATGATTAAATTTAGATCACCGATTATCATAGAGAAAAAACCAAAGGCATTTAAATTATTAAATTGCAGCCATTGCGGTAACCACTTCTTTGTTGCAATGAAAAACATCCGCGCCACAAACTATTGCAACAGTTGCCAATGAACGATATTTACCTAGCAGCGCTGCAACTTGCCAAGGAGGAAATCTCAGTAGTTCCTGTTTCAATGGATGGTTCTAAAAGACCTGCTCCATTTACTTGGGCTAAATATCAAGAGCAGCGCCCAACAACCCAAGAATTAGTTGATTGGTTTGGCAAAGGAACTCAGCAAGGTGTCGGCGCTATTTGCGGAGCCGTATCAGGTAACTTAGAGATGTTAGAACTTGAAGGTAGAGCCGTTGCTGCACAAATACATATTCAGGCAAAAGATATGGCAGAAAACTCTGGTCTTGGCGACATTTGGCAGAAAATCCAAGATGGCTACTGCGAAGTTACACCATCAGGCGGTATCCATTGGTTATATCGAATCGCCGATTCCATAACACCAGGCAACCAGAAACTTGCTCGCAGGCCAGGAGAGAATGGCAGCGTTGATGTGCTTTGTGAAACTAGAGGTGAAGGCGGCTTTGTAATCCTCGCTCCATCAGGAGGTGCTTGCCACCCATCAGGTGAATCTTGGAAAATGTTAAGTGGCTCAATCCAAACAATTCCAACTATTACATTTGCAGAACGCGAAGCGCTGTTCTCAATATTTAAATGCTTTGATGAAATGCCAAAGATTGAAAACATAGCGCAAGAGGTTAAAAGCCGTGAGATTAACTTGGCGCTGCCAGGAGATGATTACAACTCTAAAGTTTCTTGGGATCAAATTCTAACTCCTCTTGGTTGGTCAAAGGTTTACACTAAAAATGAAGCAACTGCTTGGCGCAGGCCAGGCAAAGCCGAAGGCATTTCAGCCACCACAAACTTCAATGGCAAAGATAATCTTTATGTATTTACCACCTCAACAATATTTGAATCAGAGCATTCTTATTCTAAGTTCGCCGCCTACGCCACCTTAGAACACGCAGGTGATTTTAAGGCTGCTGCCTCTGCCTTGCGAAGCCAAGGCTACGGCAAGCCAGTAGAACTAAACACATTACAAAATCTACAAACCCACTCTCCCTCGCTAGTTACCCTGAGAGATGAGAATGAGGAGGTAACAACCTCTACTTGGATTCCTGATTTTATTAACTCAGATAATATCTTTGATGAACCTGAGCCATCAATTTTGGCTAGAGCAGATGGACATTGTATTTTTTATGCTGGCAAGATCAACGCATTATTTGGCGAAAGTGAATCAGGTAAAACTTGGGTGGCACTAGAGGCAGTTAGGCAAGAGTTAGAAAAAGATAACTGCGTTTTCTACCTAGATTTTGAGGATTCAGTTCGAGGTATCTATAATCGCCTAAACACGCTAGGAGCCGATTTAAGGCACTTTAAAACCTTTCTGTATAGTAACCCATCAGAACCGCTAACAGCAGGTGCTAGAGAGGCGTTACTTGGCAAAATAGAGTATTACAAACCCTCTTTAATAGTTTTAGATGGCGTAAATGCTGCGATGAATGTAATGGGTTTGGATTTAGAAAAGAACAAAGATGCCACCGCCTTTAGCCAAGAGGTGCTGCGCCCAATGAGATTACATAATGCAGCGATATTAACTATTGATCATGTTACTAAATCTAAAGATAATCGAGGAAATTACGCCATCGGAGCGCAGGCAAAGCGAGCAGATATAGATGGCTGCGCAGTGGCGGTTGAGGTGGAGATTGCCTTCGGCAGGGGCATTGACGGCTGCCTAGCGCTTAAAGTTACCAAGGATCGCCCTGGCTTTGTCCGCGCCATTTGCCAGGAGGGTAAGAACCTTGGCGTTGCAAATATCAAGGCGCTGGCATCTGGAAATATCAAGATAAATCTTGAAGGTGCCACCGCTGAGGTTATGAGCATCGAAAAGAAAATGGAGCAGGTTTCTACCTTTATGGCAGAACACGGCGTTGAGATGGGCAAGAATGAGATTGCAACTAGATTGCGAAAAGATGGGCTTAGTGTCGGTAACGATAACATCAAAGTAATCCTAGATTCGCTGGTAAACCGCAGGTGCTTATCAGTTCGCAGGGTTGGGCAAAAGTCGCTATACCGATATGAGATGGCTTATTTGGCTAATGATTTAAAGCCGTTGCCTGTGGATAACTTCCTATGAAACAACCGATCCGCCGATCCGCAACCGATCCGCTGAACCTGCGGATTTCTGCCATTCAACCGATCCGCCGTTCCCCCTCTTTAGAGGGGAACGCGGATCGGTGGTTCGGTATGCGTAGAGGTTCAGTGCTATGAGTTATTTAGACTTTAAACCTATAAACTGCCGAGCCTGTGGAAAACTTATTTGGGCAGGGAATTGCTCTAGTGGCTTCTACACTAAACTTGATACACCTCGGCTCAACATCATCGAGGAGATTACTAAGAAGGTTAATCAGATTAGAACCTATGAGGCGCATCGAACTTTAATTAGTTTTGAGGCTACCCCAAGAATAGGCGCTTATGTAGTTGGCACAGTTTACAAACCTGATCGGGTAATTTTGGCTGAGCATCGGTGCAGCACTTTTACTTTGTTTGAAACTGATCCGCCTGATTACTGGAACCGCAAGGTAAATCAAAAACTAGACCTAGAGGAGATACCCTTCTGATGACCTGCCAAGTATGTAGTAAAACAACTGATAGGGAAGGTGCTTGCCGCATCTGCTTTATGAAAGTTAAATCCTCATTGGCTGAGTTGCCTGATCTACACTTTGAGGCTCAAATGTTTATCACCCCAGGCAGAAGCGGCTCAGGTAAGGCTAGCGCTGAGAGAAGCATTGGGGTAAATGTTGCAGCCTTAGATTTCTCAGTGGCTACTGACCTGCTGCGAATCCTTCACTCTTGGGAAGTAATCATTAGATCAGATAGACGGCTAACCCCACCAGCCCTAGTTCCCAAAGAACGAACCATTGATGCTGAGGTGCAGGCAACAGTAGATTTTCACTGCTCCCACTTAGAGTGGAGCCTAGCCCAAGAATGGGCGGTAGAATTTGCAGGTGAGGTTTATGGCCTACATGCAAAAGGCAGATCGGCTGCTAAAAGATTTTCAGAACAGGCAAGAAGGATTCCTTGCCCAACTGATGATTGTAAAAGATTTGTTGTAATTGATGTAGAAAATCTTATGGATGATGTTAGATGTTTTGGATGTAAGCAGAGTTGGTCGGTGCTGAGGTTAATAGCCTTGGCAATGAGTAACCCTAATAGGAAATTTTATTTAGATGTTGAAGCAATAGCGGCTTGGATGGGAACTACTGAACGAACTGTTTACAACTTAATAAAGGCAAACAAAGTAGAAAGGCGAGGTAGTTTGTATGATCTCTCTGCAATCATCAAAGCCAGAAACTCAACACTTTAATTTGCATAAGTTTTCACTTTTCTGTGTTACACTTGCGTTAGCAGATTTTACTATCTCTGCAAAAGCCCTAGCCAAATTGTCTAGGGTTTCTTTATTGGTTGGAAAAGTTATGAATGGAGAAACTGA